TTACATTTCAAAAACTCTGCTTACCAGGCGCATTTCGCCCAGGGGATCACCATAATAAAATGCTGAGGCCTGGCCTTTGCGTAGTGCACGCATCACCTCAATACCTTTGATGGTGGCGTAAGCCGTCTTCATGGATTTAAATCCCAGCGTGGCGCCGATTATCCGTTTCAGTTTGCCATGATCGCATTCAATCACGTTGTTCCGGTACTTAATCTGTCGGTGTTCAACGTCAGACGGGCACCGGCCTTCGCGTTTGAGCAGAGCAAGCGCGCGACCATAGGCGGGCGCTTTATCCGTGTTGATGAATCGCGGGATCTGCCACTTCTTCACGTTGTTGAGGATTTTACCCAGAAACCGGTATGCAGCTTTGCTGTTACGACGGGAGGAGAGATAAAAATCGACAGTGCGGCCCCGGCTGTCGACGGCCCGGTACAGATACGCCCAGCGGCCATTGACCTTCACGTAGGTTTCATCCATGTGCCACGGGCAAAGATCGGAAGGGTTACGCCAGTACCAGCGCAGCCGTTTTTCCATTTCAGGCGCATAACGCTGAACCCAGCGGTAAATCGTGGAGTGATCGACATTCACTCCGCGTTCAGCCAGCATCTCCTGCAGCTCACGGTAACTGATGCCGTATTTGCAGTACCAGCGTACGGCCCACAGAATGATGTCACGCTGAAAATGCCGGCCTTTGAATGGGTTCATGTGCAGCTCCATCAGCAAAAGGGGATGATAAGTTTATCACCACCGACTATTTGCAACAGTGCCTAATATTTCCCCGTCAGTTGCACGGGAAGTCCTCTGGCGTGTCCTTCATCGACAGCAGCCTGAAAGTAAGGAACGGCGTCGGGCGTCACGCCGTGCAGGTAGCCGAACATTTCCGGAGATACAAATCCTATTCCACCAACGAGTTTAGCGCCTTCGCTTGAACCCAGGTTTGAGCGAAGAGTCGCATCGGTGACATCCAGCCACTTTCCTTTACCCCGTCCGCCAGCCGTATCCGGTGTGCTACCTGGTAAAACGATCTTCGGCATTGCCCCATCCCAGCGCCAGTATTCATCCGTGGATTCCCACAGAAGAACCTCAAAGCGTTGAGTGAGTAGCGAACCTTTTTCAAACGAGCCAATTGCCGGAACATACCCCCATAAGCCAGTTCCCGCAGGATCCTGCAGTTTTGGCTGCCCGGCACCATCAAAGCCCAACCCCTTCCATGCCCGCTCCTCTGCTGAAGGCAAAACATTTACCGAGGCTTCAGGGACTCGTAACGTACGCTGGAATATGTCCAGATTTGCTTCAAACGGGTAAGTTGGCCGGAAGTGAATAACCGACTTACCGATGACGACGGGATCATCAGCCTCTACCTGCCAGCAGTCGCCATTAATCGAAAAAACCAACGTACCGTTAACCGCATCCCGGGGGCCGTTAAAATCAGTCGCCCTGACCCAGAACGAACGGCGCGCAACCCAGATACCGTTTTCGACGGGGTTATCCTGCCCTAAAAGCAGAACACGCATCCCTTCTGTGGTAGTGATCGTCCGCTCATCCGTTGGCGTTTTGGACGTAATGGTCTGCTCGCCAAAACGGGTGATATCATAATCAGCTGAAATATAGACCGGTGGCTTTACAGCAACACTCGTGGTCAGTCCATAAAGACGGTCTTGAGGAGTCGCGGGCATTTACTTTTCTCCGGACGTGAATAATCCCCGCAGGGCAAGGCCTGCGGTATGTGCAACGAAAGCCCGGTGCTTGCACGGGCTGGATTTTAGAGATAAAAAAACCCGCATTCGCGGGCTTGTTTGTTTATGAATCTTGAACTAACTTTTCATGGCTATCAGCTGATAGCCACACTACACACAAGGTATTAAACATGAAAAAAGCTTTTGCAGTGCTGTTTGTTCTGCTTTCTCTGGGATCGGTAACACAAGCCTACGCTGGCAATTGCCAGAGTCCGGATGATCGCGCCTCTGATGGTTCGCGTTGTGGTGGTCGTTCTGCTGATTCCCGGCCTGGTGGTCAGTAATAATTAAGGCCGCGAAAGCGGCCTATTTAATGAGATGCATTCTGAGTGCAAAAGAAGATGAACCCACCTAAATGGGCTATGTTATCTCTGTTTAAAAAACGAAGTTATTCTCTTCCACGCTTGGTGTGGATTCTCACTGGCAACTACATAAGCAGGGATGCAGAGAACACAGCCTACAATGAACAAAATACCAGCCGCCATAGTGCTGTTTTGCTGATAGTAGACGAAAGAAGAAAGAAAAATTGTCAGCGGCCATAAAAATGTAAACAGCCATTTAACTGAGAACTCAAACTTACGCCTTGCTCTGTCGTGCTTCCCCATAAAGCTCAGGAACGCCCATACAACAAGGCCAAAAATAATGTATGAAATATAATCTATATCTGACATTAGTTACCTCGGTACTGTGTCCTGTGGGCGCCACCAGTATGTTTGGTTAAACTCTTTGCGGGAACGCTGTTCCATTTTATGAAGATAGCCAGGGGAAAAATACTCCTGCAACTGATTAAAAATCATATGATCAAGAGCCGCTTTTGCATACCACAGATTTGCCCCCGGAATAAGGCCTTTACCCAGTTTAACCAGTTCCCCTCCTGTCTGCTCTGGTTTCCCTTCTACGGCATTTAGTGGGATACCTTGGGCCAGTTTAACTACATCATCAACTAGCCCCGCAACCGGCCCTAGCATTGATGCAAGCGCGCCACCACCATAGCGGGTGTGATCAGAGAGAAGGAAATCTCCATATAATCCGAGTCCTCCACCTTTAAGCAACGCCCCCAGCCAGAATTTTCCTGCATCCTTTCCGATCATTTCACGTGGATTTCGGCCAGACGCCATGTCGTTTAATTGCTGAGAAAGCGCACCAAGTAACGTGGTGCTGGCAATAAATGCTGATACATAAGCTGCACGCCCACCGGCTGAAGGCATTCCCATAGCTCTGGACCAATGACGCATAACTACAGATATTGGAAAGGATTTGAACAAAAATACACTTCGGGTCAATTCACCTTTCCACGTCCCACGCTGAAGCCCACCACCAGTGACCATCTGTTCACGAGCCCCGGGGGTAATCACCGCCATATCAACTTCTTCGGCAACAGCGCCAAGCAAACGCCGCATAGCCTCAAACTTGACTCGCTCGGGTGGGCCAATGTGAGAAACGGCTGCATCTGGAATGCGCATAATGCTCTCAGGCGTAAGCATTGTATTATTCCCCTTGCCCCAATCCTCCTGATCGGCCAGTTTCCAGACGGCAAAGTCTTGCTCTGTCACGCCCTTGCTTTTTAAAATTCGAAAATCATTATCGTCCAAGCTGCGGAGGTCTGGCGTTCGACTAATGACATCACCTAGGCTTCCCATCATCGTAACGCCATATGCCCGTTTATGGGCATCTGACCAAGCTGTCAAACCACTGGCTCGCATAACAGCAGTCGCAGCCCAGCGAGCCTTCGACGGCCCCATGTTATCCATCGCCCAACGATTGACACTGCCAAGAAGTGACTCCATTGCTAGCCCCGCTCGACGTGCACGCGCTAGCTCTGTACGATTCGTCGGGTCCATCGCCTCCAGCTGGTTACGGAGTAGCTGACTCATTGGCAGATTAGTGACCTTTGCCGACAGATACATCGTGCCGAGATCAGAGAAGGAAGCCAGCAGGGCGGAGCCAAGACGGCTGGCCACCAGCCAGTTACGGATATTGTCGGACCATCTGGCGATATGCGGATTCGCTATCGGTTGCGTCTTGCCCGAAATGAAGTTGTAAAGATTTTCGGTGCTGTTAGCCAGGCGCTTAACCCGGCCGGCGCGTCGCGGGTTCGCGACAGCTGTTTCCGCCCTTACTTCGTCGAGAATAGAACGGAATACGTGATCCGGGTTCGGCCCGTAAGTTTCCACCAGCGCAATATCTTTGCTGATGCTTTCCAGATGATGCACCATAATTTCCCACAACGAACGGTCGCCATACTGACGCTGGTATTCAAGGTACGCCTCACCATCTTTGAAATGGATCTGCCGGGAAGCATTTCCCCGGTTGGCTCTCGCTCCGGAAATACGTAAACCTGTATCGCTGAGTTTATTTAAACCACCAGTAGCGATAGTCTCGTATGCCTCACCCAAAAACGCCGTTAGTTCAGCATCTGACATCAGCTGTCCGTCGCTTTTGGTATAATATTTTCGGTCAAGTTTCCCAATGATGTCGCTGACCCACTTATCCTTGGAAACCTTGCCAACTTTTTCCATTGAATGATGCTGAGGCATGCCCCAGTCATCCAGATGCCCGATGTCGCCACCCGCATCGTTAAACCGGCGGCGGAGCAATTCAGTAACATCCTTCCAGGCTTTTGCCCCCGCCCTAGCTTTGGCATTCCCCGTATTTTTGCCCCGAATTTCATAAACCAGATCACGAACGCCTTTTTCATCTTCGAACAGGCCAAAAAATCGAGGGTCAACAGCTTCAAAGGCTTCCTGCAGCTGACTGAGCGCATAATCTCGCGTAGCCTTCCCGCGAGATTCAACAGACAGGAAATTTGCTTTGCCATCAGCGTGAAAAGCTATCGTGCGATTCAGTGCCTCCAGCTTTCCGTCTTTCCCTTTGTAATTGTTAATAAATGAATCAAGGCGCTGGCGGGCAGTGATAGTTAAGGCAATGCGACGTTTCTTTAACGCCGCCTCTTGCTTTAACTCATCGGCGGCAAGTTGCCCGGCCCTGCGCAGACGTTCGGCTTCGGATAGCATCCGCCACGACGCAGGGTCGTTACGCGCGAGCGATCGCATGTTTCTGTAGATACGGTCTTCAATATTCTGAATTTCACGAGCGCTCAGAGTGCGCTGCGCTGCCTTTTGTACTGCCTGAATGCATTCCTGACGCATAAATTATCCCCTCAAGAAACATGCAACTGCGACATCAAAAAGGCCGGAATCCTGAATAGCCTGTTCATTTTCACGATTCGCCTCGTCAAGCAATTCACGAGCAGGGCGAGACTGAGGGTTACCTTCGTCATCCAGCGTGGTGATCATCATGTCGGGGGCGGTGGTCAGCGATTCCTCAGCAGCTTTCGCATCAATGTCGCCCGTTTCGCTTTCGCTCTGTGTGCGCCGTTGGTCGCTATTACGGACATGAGTAGCGGTATCGGGTGGCGCAGCTTCATCAGCGCTGCGCACTTCGGCCGTTTTGTAATATGAGAGCGCCTGCGCATTCAGATCGCTTTCTGCCTGCTGTCTGCGGGAAAGTTCAGCGCGCGCCTCATAGAATTGTCCGCCGGGTTCATGGGGCGCCAGAATATTACGCGAAAACTCAAGACGCCCCTGCGCCTCTGTGATTCGCTGGTCAAGGTCTCGCAGACGTCCCTGCTTCTCGGCTCTCGCACGTGCCAGCACTTTGCCATTCCCCGCGGGTTCCTCGGATAGGATCTGATTGCGCTGCTCAGTCAGGTTATCAATAAGGCGCTGGCTGTTAGCCACTTCAGACTGGTAAACCTGACGTTCGCCGCGAGGTAGCAACTGCGCTGCCTGCTCTTCAAGCCGGCGCGTATCTGCCGCACGGGCTGCGGTTCCTTCCTCCGCATTAAAAAGTACCTCATCCAGAGACTGCGCAATCAGGCTGCGGCGCCCGGGTATCTCGCTGAATACTGCCGGGTCGACAATGCTGGCCACATCGACGGGATTACCTTCGCTGACATTGCGCATTGCCTGCTGTAATGCCTGGGCGTGTGCATCTCGTGACAGAACGTTGACCGGTACTCCGGGAGCAATATCGATTTCTGCATGGTGGGCTGCATTAGCCGCCAGCGCCGCATCGACATCGGACGGAGCAAACTCCGGCGCACGAACATTCTCGCCGCGGAAGTTAACAAAGCGGCCAAGACCGCCGAACGCAACGCCGAGCACTGCATCAATCGCCATTGCCTGGCGGTCAAAAACATCGTACTGACCGGCCATATCATCGTAACCGGCGTTGCGCAGGGTTTCTGCCGTCATTCCGCGTAGCGCCATACCAAACGCAAGGTTAGTACCCGCAGCATACGCTACGTCAGGCGCAGCACGCGCTACGGCTGCACTGGCATTGAGTAACGCATTCTCGCCCGTTCTGGATATCTGCGCGCCAACACCTTCCGCCAGCGCGCCGCCCGCACGAAGACCGAGACTCATGGGGATCAGTGTACCGGCGCCGGTCGTTATACCGTGAATCAACGCGACATCCTGCGCCGTTGATAAATCCACGCCTTCCGACCTAAGACGTTCAAACTCAGAAAAGCCCTGCAGTGACGTAACCGCCGCCGCACCGCCCATCGGCCCCCCGATTGCGGTGCCAGCTACAGCCTGGCCACCCATATCAAAAAGACCAAACAGAATCTGACCCGCGGTTCCGGTTGTACCGGCATCGGGAGTCAGACGCTTAACCTGCTGTGTTGCCAGCCTCCTCTGCTCGGCGATGTATTCTTCAGAAGAATCCCGTACGGGTGTATTTTCATTAATAAACCGGGACAGAGGGGAAACAACTTTATCCATCCCCGCCCAAAGCAACTGGTCCGGTTTGGCCACAAGGCCAGAATACAAACCCGATACACCGGCACCCACAGCATTATCGAAAAAACCGACATCACTTTTTAAGCCAATGGGACTGGATGCCGCTGTTTCTGACAGTTGGTTTTGATTCGACTGATTTAGCCCGAAATAACTCATTGCGGTATGCCCTCTATAAAGCGCTGACGCTGCTGAGTCAGATCCAGTATTACCGGAGAGCCATCAGATTTAAGCAGATACCCTGCACCGAGCTTAACCAGATACTGGCTGTCACCGTAACTTTGCAGGCCGTATTGTCCCGGTGGAGCTTTGACTCCTGCACCTGTGACCTGTGTTTGCCACGCCTGATCGACTTGTTTATCAAACTGTTCTGCCGACATTCCCCACGGTAGCAGAACATACCCCATACCGTTATAGTCATGAACACCGCCAGTTGACACATTAACGGCCTGCTTCCAGACATCATTATCCAGAACACCGGAGTAATCCCCCTTCTGGGCCATTATTCCCGCGTAGTAATCCTTTGCCACCTCATATGCCATTGCGGCTCCCTGAGCGTCACCGGCAAACGCATCCTGCACGGAGTTTGAGAACTCAAGCCGCATATCGTTTTCCTTGGGCATCGACATCCCTTTTGCGTCTTTAGTCCCTTTTCGTGCAGCAGAACCCGCGAGAATGGTTTTTGACGCTTGCGAAGGTGAAATCGTGATATCAGGATTGATCCAGTTCTCCTGAGCAATTAACGACGAAGGCTTATCCATCAGGACGCCGGCAACCGCCGCAGAGGGCGCATTTACCGCTATTTGTTTGAGTGTGGCCATGTAAGGTGCACCACCGCCAGTACCTTTATGAATGGCGTCCAACAGTTTTGATTGGTTATCTGGTGTTGACTGTAATAGAGCCTGAGATAAAGCATCGGCCTGAACTTTAGGTATCACAGCATCACTTTTAATTCCGAGCCGTTTCTTTTGGATAATGACATTTTTTACATAGTCGCCCATTAAATCAGGGTTATCGGTATAAGCCGCGAATGCTTTTTGGGTCGTCTCATCATTCTGAACCAGCCAACCACCTGGATCTGCCTCACGGGCATCCATGATGCGTTGATAGTTCTGTTGGGCCTGCGCATATTGCTGTTTTTTAAACTGTAAATCAGCTGCGTTATCGGCAGGTTTCAGCGCCTGAACGGCGGCCAGTCCATCGACGGCAGAATTCTGCATCACAAAGTTATTTACCGGCTGAAGCGCCAGCGTATCTTTGTAACGGTTCCATTGCTGATAAAACTGTGCACGCTCTCCCGGTGTTGCAGAAGAAGGAATCGAACGGATGAACTCAGCTTCGGTCACAGGATTCTCAATATTGAGTCCTGATTGCGCGCGTGCAGCATCGTCAGTTATGCGCTGCTGAATATTGACGCGATATGCAGAATCTATCTGATCCTGAACCTGTAGAATTTTAGATGTCATCTGGGCCTGCTGCTGGCCGTCCATGTCTTTAAAATCCTGCGAGTCGATAATGGACCGAACATTCCCCATTCGCTGAGCATTAGCGGAAATAGAGTAAACATAGTTTCTGGTTTCGTTTACAGGAATTGAGGCTGCAAACTGTTCGTTGCTGACCTGCCCAGTGCGCGGATCGCCAATTTGTTTTATCCAGTTATCGACCTTGCGAAATCCAGCATTATAGGCTGCCAGTGCAAGCACCTGATTGCCGTTATAACGCTTAGTCAATGCGTCCATTAGCTCCCCAGAAACGCGGCGGTTCTCCTCTTCGCTATCATTCTGAAGGGGTTTAATACCAAAACCGGGGTCACGCCCCGTTGCTGGCATTATCTGACCGACACCTTGCGCACGGTCGCCACTTTTAGTTACTGGCCCCTGCACTATGCTACCGTCGGCATTAAGATGACGGTTTCCGCTTTCCTGTTGGTAAACTGCCTGCATCAGAGTGTCATGAGGAACGGCCAAGGTATTCATTCCAGCATTTCCGGTACTGGCCTGAACTTGCCATTGTCCTACGCGGGTACTTATGGCCTCCTGAGCCGCGTCTTTAATCATCGCCTGTCGCTGGTCCGGCGGCAGGAAGGTGGTAATCCCCTGCGGATTACGCAATGCGGAAAGACGCTGCTCTGGCTGCATCATTTTCAGGGAACCGGTAGCAGCATCGGTGATCCAGCGCTGCCCAAGTTGCTGAGCCTGAGTCTGGTCTATATACCCCTTACTGGCGGCGCCCTGAATCATATTGTTCGTGGCATCAAGAATTTGCTGACGGGTTGCCGGGTCGGTCGATGTCAGATAAGTAGACCGGCTGGTCTCCAGCGACTGATTAAGGCCGGCGATATTTGAGTCTTTTTCCTTTGCCCATGCCAGAGAGCGGATTTGTTCACCGCCGCGGATGTTCTGCTGGTTTACCCAGTTATCGAACTCCTGGCGCATGCGACCGCTAGTAATGCCTGAAGCTGAACTTTCAGTAACCTTCTGCATCTGCTGGCCATAGCGGTCCTGCATGGTTGCGTAGTCGTTATCTCTTTCAAGCGCGGCATATGCTTCTGCCTGGCCCTGCAGCCAGGCAGTTTGGGCCTTGCCAAAGCCCAGACGCTGCTGGTCCTGGTATTCCTGCGTAAGCGCGCCGGCGACTACCTGCCCGAGCTGCTCCGTGGCACGAGCGGGAGCAGAAAGCGCGTTTGTATCGACAGAAGTGACACCAGTAGAAGGACGCAGGGCAACATTGCCCAGATCGCGAGCGGTAGGTAAGCGTGGCATATTTTTTACTCGTTATTTATACAGGCTATACAAAGACGCTCCCCCCTGAAGGATGGAGGTCAACCCACCAAGACCACCGGCCGATTTAGCAGACTTCGCCTGGGCTTTAAGAACGCTTGCCTGATTCCTCATTTGGTTTGATTGCTGGGTGCCATTCCACAATGTCATCAGGTTATTCAGCTCACCCTGCTGCGCGATATCAGCGCGGTTATTAATAGCTGACACGCTATTGGCGTTTGCACCGGAGGCCGCAGCGTTCGCCAGAGATGTTGATTCTGCCTGGCGGGCTTGAGTAGTTTGTTCACGGGCCTGCTGTTGATATGCGGCATCAACGTTATTCGCTTGCTGTCTCAGCTGCTTTGCCTGCTGGTTATAGACGCTAGCAGTCTGATTGCCTGATTTTACCGATGATGAAGCGTTGAGCAGAGAGCTGCCCATCTGGGCGTAACCCGCCCAGTTTTGCATTGTTCCCATGATTCCAGACCCCGTTCCTGATGCAGCAGCTGTACCAGCTGTTCCTGTAGCGCCCGCCGTTCCCGTCTGCGTTACTGGTGTGCCGACTGCTGCGGTTATTGGGGCAGCGGTCGAGCCAGAGGCCCCTGCGGCGCCCGATCCTGCAGCAGCACCACCACCCATCAATGCAGAGCCCCCTAAAATGCTTCCGGCTATCGCCGCAGCGGTTTCGCCGGGGTGATCGCCAACCCAGCCACGAATTCCAAACGAATTAAGTGTTTTTGAGTTCGCGCGCTCCTGATTGCCAGGGATATGCTTGAGGTCCTTCCATGCCCCACTAAAATCGCCTTTACCTAAATCCTTCAGTACATTCATCGGAGACTTTATCGAGTCCCATGCCCCTGCCCATATGGCTGACGCCTGCTTTGACATGGTTCATTCCTCCAAAGATCTTGATATTTTCCGATATTCCACTATCGATAAAGCCGCAATATTCCAGAAACCGGGGAGCGCTCTTCCATTCTTCATCAACGACCGCGTAAACCGGCTGGGTATAGGTTGAGATAATTTCTTTAATGGCCTTACATGCAGCCCTGACCATGGATACTGGATATTTCGGCGCGTCGCTCTTCATTTCCATGAAGGCAACCAGTCTGTGATCCCGCCGCATTACGCCGCCGAATGCCACTACTTCCCCGTTAACCTCCAGTGCAATAGCCCGCATGGTGCCAGGAACTTTCTCGTACCAGCCTGAAATATCATCTCTTGTTGCGTATCGAATGTTACTTATCATGCGTTGTCAGACTCACTATTGCCGCCAGAACGGTAACAGGCCGCGGGGCGGCGGCGACAAGACAAATCCGGGAATCGGTATCCCACGAGCCATCAAACTCAAAGGAATCCCGGTCATACGATTCCCACACCGTGTTACTTGCGGTGGGATTAGCAAACTCTTCGGCAGGCAAATCGTCCTGAATGTCGAAGTCAGGCCCATACGTCATCCCGCGGTAGTGGGTGTTCCTCATGATTAACGCAAGATGGTCCACGCGTTTACGCTGCGCCAGTGCGGTGCCCATCCCAGCAGCGTATGCAAGCTTTGAGCTTTTGTACTTCGCGGTATAACCCAATCCCGCGATGACATTGCTGTATGAAGCCCCCAGCGATATAGCACCACTGCTTACCGTTCGCGTACCAATATCTTTGCCGTCGGCCCATACCACTACCGCTTTGCCCTCGATATGGTTAAGCCCGGAAAGAGTGTCTCTGGCGCTTCCGGATCTGGTGATGAAGGAATCAGCCTGTTTATTCAGGCTCCCGCCAATACACTCGGACTCTTTAGCCCACCGCTCCAGGCACCGAATACCGTTCCTGTTAACGACGTAATAAACCCGGTCCTCTTCATCGCCTGGCAATGTGACTACATCCTCAACGGTGCCATCGGTTTCCACAACAACCCACGCTTTGAGGTCTTCTGCCGGGTCTCGGACCAGGACGGCGACAGTGCCGTTTTCCCGCACACAGTGAATGCGATCATCAGGAAGGCGTTGCGCCGCGATGCGGACAATGGGGGAATTTCCGCATTCCGGCCACAGGTCGGTAAGGTCTGTACTGGCGTAGTCGTAGTAATCACTGGTGTAGTTGAGTTCATACACCCGGCGTCCGCTGCGGTGGATGAAGATGCCGCGGTTATCCAGGACTACAGCACCGGCATGCGTACTTCCCCGCGTGGAAGGATACTTGATATGGAAGTTATCAGGCGTTACCACTTCACCATAAGAGGACGACTGAATTGATGCCTCACTGCCCTGAGTGCCTGCAATTAAGCGGAGCAGCGGCAGCAGCCAGTTGACCTTATCGACGGGACCCGAACCGATACTGCCGTTAATCGCGCTAGCATCACCGGCAACTTTATCTTCTGAGTTGTTACCATCGTCAAAAGAATCATAGGCATCCGAGTAACTGCCATAAATGCGGTCACCACCAGCCCACCACAACCGCCCCTCAAAGATGGCCACTGCTCCGGGGAATCCGTTTTTCTCAGAGAAGGCCCCTTCATACCAGTCAGCAGTCGCAGATGTTCCGCCCAGGTCAGAAAGGACAATCCCGGTTGCCGACGTCCTGGAATTAACAGCAGTTATCCGCACTGTTCCCGTCAGGCTGCCGCCAGAATACTCAAGCGAGACCTGCACGGAGCCGGAACTGGTTTCCCAGTCGCCCGCCGCGACACCGATCCGATAGTAGATAGTATTATTGTCCAGCCCGTCGTCGTAGGTTTCTGACGTTTCACCAGTCCACGTCTTAACATCAGTCCAGGCACCCGGCTCACTTACAGAACGTTGAAGCGTCACAGTCCCGGACCACGGCGTCGCGGGATCGACGTTAGCAATACTGACCGTAAACTTGCGCGAGTCATCTATCCCGGTCACCTTCACATAACCGGTAAACTGAGACTCACCGTTGATTGCCGACGATACAGTTTGCCCGCTTGAGGTTAAACGGAATAGCGCGCCAACATGTCCGGAACGAAACAGGCTGGCGGACGCCGTAAGATTAATCAATCCCGTTCTGGCGCCGGGCGTGAGCGTCGTGGGAGAAACGTTCATCACATTGTACGGGCCATCGTTCGAATAATACTTAACGACAGACCACGAACCGTTATCACGCCGCTCAATACGCCTCTGCTGTATGCCACTACACGCAACAAACAACACATCGGCGCTTTGTGCTACCTGGACTAAATCCAGGTCGCTATCTCTCCACGGGGTATCCAGAACCAGAACACCACCGCTTTCAACTGCCACAGAACCAACGATAACCGGGAACGTCTCAGCACTTTCAAACTGAATGTAAAAGTCGCCGGCGGGAGTGAACGACAATGAGCTGACGCCCTCCAGCAGAGTAGTTTCAGCGATATAGTCATCCTCACCCTGGCTTGAGCCGATCATTATAGTTACCGGCCCGCGAGCGACGCTGACGCGAATAGCATGCTGCACATCCTGATCGGAGGCGGACACACTGACCTGCTGCCAACGAATTGCTGATGTGGAACTGTTGCCGGTTAACTGCATGCCTGCATCAGTCCACTCAGAGGAGGAATCAGACTCATCGGCATCCGTCCAGCCGGAGAGATCAGACACGAAATCGCCATTGATAATTGCAGATGACACCGCATCGCGAGATATCAGGGCATCATCAACCCACACACGCATTTTGCCGTCAGTAAGTTCAATGAGAGCCGTATCATCAGTCGCGAACACAAACGGAATAAACCGGGATCGCTTATTGTCGAGGGTCTGCCCGATATATCCCAGTCCTGGCCGGAGCATCATGGAGCCAAGCAGTCGAGGCATCCAGTTAGTCTGGACCTCCGCCGACAGCGCCAGCCGCTCAATGTCGGTGCGGGCCAGCGCCAGAGGCGAAATAATCCCACGGTTAAAAGCGAGAAGCGGAACGTTATTACGTGGCATGATTTGTCCTATCGGGAAAACCGGCTGCGCTGCCCCCTGCGGGAAGTAACAAATGCGCCGGCAGGAACGCGCTTAGTCGGATCCTGCAGGGCATCCTTGGTGAGAGCATCGCGTTTTCTGGTTTTATACTCATACTCAATAGTCTGAGCATCGGAGCCATTTTTCAGGCGAGGTGAAACGAGTTTCGCCAGATGCGCCGCAATAAACATGCGGTACGTTTCCGGCCAGGCTGAACCGTTATTACCATAGAACTCACTATCCGAAACGTAGCGGATGTAGATCTCGTCATAGTTACAGAACCAGAATGCCGCCTCGTCTGTATAGTCGAGTATGGTGTTATTGAAATAAGGGTCAGAAGCAACAGAGCACGTCCTGATCCAGTCTTCAGGCTTATCAAATGCCCTGATGTAACCAAACGGCGGTTCTACTGACGGGGAGTAATCCAGGCGCTCAGCTCTTACAGCAAAATTCCACTGGCCCTGTTCGAGGCAAAACCTTAGCGCGCCCTCCCAGACGACATCGAGCAGGCGGCGGGGTTCCCGGTTTTCTTCCAGTGAAAACAACACCCGCTCACCCGACAGGATCAGGGCATCGTTGTAGATTGCCAGTCGAATGTTCGGGTCAACGGACATCATCACACCTCTTTAATCAGCAATTCCATTCTGGATAAAGCTTCTTCTTTGGTCTGGATATTTCCTTCCATCACTTCTCCGTCTTCCCTACGGATTACAGACCACTTAGCCTGTCCGCGAAACTTCACAAAATACGGTTTTCCGTCTTCTTTAGTTTCGGGCTCAATCTCGCCGAATTGCTGATGAATGAAGAATTCAACTTTTGCTGCGAGTTGCTTCACTGATGTCACAACACCTTCGGCGTACCAGGTGCGATCGACTGCGAAGACTTCTATTTTGTCGCCAGCTTTTAGCTGGTAAGCGATATGCGCCCAGGCGGCTGGTTGTCTGAACAGGTCAATATTCTGTCCTTCTTCGGCAACAATGCGAAACGTATTGCGGGCATGCTCGGCAAGTTTTAGCCGGGAAGGAATAATATGGTGCGCCATTCTTACCTCACTGAAAGAAAAGCCCTCGCAATGAGGGCTGAAGTGTTATTACGCCGATGCTGTGGCAGTAGCCAGCTTCAGCGTTGCGCCGGATGCCGTTACAGCCGAAACAAATGCGGAATAAGACATCGGTAATGTGGTGTTATAAACCACTACTGCATCGCCAACTTTCATGCCAAGAGCTTTGCCGTTGGTGATGTAGTTGGCAGCCGTAACGGCTGCAATAAGGTCCGATGAAGAGTAAGACCAGGCAGCACCACCGCCGCCGATGCGATCCTGAAGTAAAGCCGGTGGGTTGGTTGTTGCGTAAGCCATTTATTCCCCCTTATGCATCAGCAACCATTGAAGAACCGTCATGATTCAGCACCACAACGCCATTTGGCTGGAGTAGCGAACCGCCCATGAACATGGAAGTACGCGCCCAATAGTAATCGTCTTCTTCGTTATAACCGGCTTTTACGTCCATATCCCCGCTGTTGACAGCGTGACCAATGGAGTTGCGGTGGTAGACGAAAAGGTGTTCGTTCGCAGTGCCAACGCCAGGAACACGCGAATGCACTACCCAGTTAACACCAGCCCAGCGCAGCATTTTGCGAACAGGGCCGTTAAATGGCTTCACATCCACGTAATCGGCGCTGGTGAACTGGTTGTTCTGGTAAAGGAAAGCGCGAAATGCCGGAGACATAACACCGAACATGTTGCTTTCTTCTTCGACATCCACATCGTTATTGCCGAGCACCGCGATCGCTTTGGTTACTGCAACCATGCGTGAATCAGCTGCGGAACCAGTCACGTTAATGGTCTGGGTCGCAGTGTTCAGGTTCGCCAGAATGACGTCGTCAATCTTGCGGTTCATCACCTTAATGGTTCCCTGCTGCATGATGCGGCGGCCGTCGCCCTGAGAGCCAAAAATATTGAATCGGGTGCGGCGGGGTTTATCGTGCCATTCGGTCAGAATTGCAGGTTTCTGCGTCAGGTTGTCAGCACGCGCAGGGATCATCCCGTTAACGCCACGGGTAACTGCTTCCGCGCCACCGGTATCAGCAACAAGGAATGTTGCTTCGTTACCTTTAACCACGGATTCGGTTACAACCGTGCTGCGCAGCATGGACTGGCCGAACTCGAAACCGGCGATGAATTCCTGCCGGTACTGTTTTTGAAAAGCGGTATCAGACATAAATTGTCTCCATCGGATTGTTTTATTGCCGCTCCGACGAGGTATCCATTCCGGCAGACAATAGCGGGGTGTCCTCTGTTAAGAGGGGCCGGTTATCTGTGAAAGGGGTCGTGCTGCGCGGTTACTACTGAAAGGGATTAGCCCAGGCGTTCCTGAGCTTCGTAAAGTTGACGCAGGCGGGTCTGAGATGCCTCATCTTTGAACCAACCCTCATAATCGTCACGCATGCGTTTTTCGAGAGTTGCAATTTCGTCGGTGATCGCCTGTGGATTGCTGGCACCCGGAACCACTGTTGCCACCGGGTTTACCGCGCGGGCGACATCAACCAGCCATTTCGCCACGTCAGGATTATTGAAAATGCTGACTCCGTCTCCGGTCTGTGCGCCAAGGAACAAATCCTTCGCATCCTTCGACAGACCATCCAACATGCCGTTAATCAGGTTGATATTTCGGCGGTATTCCGGCCCCCACTCCTGGCGCAATGCATCTTCCGTCTTCTGTTGGGCTTCAACATTGCGCTCATAGCGGGCCTGCATCTCCTGCTCGACCATCTGCTGGTTCCACTCAATGGCGGCCTGCACATGTTCTTTGGATACGTTCTTGCCGTGCATCGCTTCGAGGAAGGACGATACACGCTCTTTATCTTCATCCCCCAGAACTATGCCTGACGGCAAATCAGCCAGGTAATCATCGGCCTTCTCTGGCACACCGTTATCTTTGCGCCATTGCGCCAGCTCTTCATTGGTCGGATTTTCCGGCAACTTAGCAGCGCGGAATTCACCAGAGCTCATCTTGGATTGTAGTTCGCGATGAGCTTTTGCCAGCGCTTCAGGTGAAGCGTAGCGTTCCAGCTGTTTACGATACTTCGCATCATCGCCGGCAAGCTGATCGCGCCAGTTATCAGGAAACTTTTGTGGTGCTGCTGGCGGCTGTGGATCATCCGTATTTAGCGGATTAGGGTTGGGGTTAGGCTTACCCTGTTCGCCTTGCTTACCACTTTCAGGCGGTTCCTCCCCCTCCGGACTACCACCAGCGGGAGCGCCGGGGTCACCGTTTCCATCATCTGGGGCGTAGTATTTTAAGAACATGTTGCGGAATAGCATTGGAATTCCTCAATAAAAAACCCGCACGAAGCGGTTTATTTTTGTTTCCGTTTGGCTTTCGCCTCTTCAACTTCCTTCGACGAAAGATTATTCATCTTCACCACTTGAGCCCCGACGAATCGCTTACCCTCAGCAAATGCCGTGTCGCGATCGCTATCTGGCCTGTAGCTCAGGTCGTAATACCCGGTCAGATTCATAAGCTCATGCAGAATTAACTTTTGTTGCTCTGGCGTGGCCTCGCCTTTGTTTAGCGCCTTTATCGCGTAAACGAAGGGGATATTGTCACCCCACGGATACGGCAAATAAGGTTCAGGAGCTTTTATGCTCATGCGGCTGCCTCCCTGAAGGACTGAGCGGCATCAGCCACGTTTTGCAGCGTTTCCGCCCCCTGAGATACCTGCTGTATTTCCGCTGCGCTTTGCTGCTGCTGAGCACGCTGCTGAAGCAGCTGGTTGGCATCGTCTTCACTGCGCAGCCACTTGGCCGGTACACCTGAACCATCCATCGCGTCCCTAAACGCTGTACGAATATCAACGTCAGCATCGACAGAAGGATCAATATTTCTCGCAATCCCAAGCATCTCGGCGGTTACCTGCAGTTTGCCTTGCTTCTCCTGCCCGATAGCAGACTGGAGCGGGCTCTCGAAGGAGAACTGCACATCCTGCCCCTGAAGGGATTCGGGAATGTCATAGCGAGAACCGAACGCACCGGATTGCATCAGCAGGTTAAACGTCATATCGCAGAGCTCGCCGTTGTACTCCTGCTCTACCGGAGAGAATAGCGGCAGCGCCTGACGAATGTACTCTTGCACCCGCTGGCTGACCTCATACGCCGTCATGCCAGACATCTGCGGCAATGTCAGGGTGTTGAGATAAAACGCCTGATGAATCATTGCCTGGACATCATTGCGGATGTTCATGCCCGCAGGGAGTTGAGTTGACTTCGTAAACTCGCCGATAACTTGCCTGATGTCCTGATCCGCCTCCAGGTCTGCCCAGGTGATACCGCCGGCCATCAGGTTAAAGTCATCGCGGAATACGGACTTATTCGCCACCAGCGGCGGGTCAACGGCCTTTTCGCCAGCTTCGAGAAGGACACGAGTGATTGACTGAATCAGGCGCGCATCCGGCAAAGCCACGATGGTAGCCGGAGAGTAAGCATACTGAGAGCCAGATACTGTTTGCCATCGAGGGATACAGTAAATCCGGTTCATTACCGGCGTTTCTTCCATCATATGCTGATTATCAACATCAATATAAATCGACGTGTACGGCGCACGGCTTTTCCCCATCTCGTATTGTTCAGACGGAACAACAACGTGTCGGCAATTGACCTCTTTGTACGGGTCTTTCTCCAGATGATTTTTGACCTGCTGACTGATTTTATTGCCGAAAAGCTGCTTCAACTGGGTCGCTGTAGGCTTCCACTTCCGGTGAATGGTGTCGATCTCGCCGTCCGCGTTTTCTGCCCACGCCACGTCCCGGAGATGCCAGCAGCGATACAGCAGGCCATTAGCATGTCTGTTAAGTTCAACGCTGATCGCACACTGGCCGAATGCTGAGAAGTCGTGATCGCCCTCTTTGGTGGCCCTGACCAGTTGAGTTCCTCTCGCATACATTGCCCGATACTGAACATCTCTGGCCCATTGCAGCCAGACTTTTGCCTGGTGGTCGGGTTCACTGCCCTGAATATTCAGATTGAACCACTTATCACGCCTCAGCATTGAGCCAAAGGAATCTCCCAGGTCACGACGCGCCAGTACGGGGTAGCTGGTCATTAGATGATCCGCGAACTCATTACCCAGCGAACGGCAGATAGTGAAGTCAGCCCGCTCAGGATAAAAGTTATCGGCGATTTCCTGCCAGAGCGACAGCAGAGAGGATTTCTTGCTGAACAAGTGATCGCCGTTCTTTATCAGTTGCTGTGCTCTGCTGTCCATCATCCACCCAGTTTGTTATTGCTGCTGCCGGTGAGAATTGTGCTACTTCGACCGCTGCGCTGCTGACTCTGAATCATGCTGCGACGTCGCGCAGCCTTTACGGCGTCGGTATCTTCAGTCGGTGCCGCTGTCTGGTCTTCACTTTCAACCGTTACGCCGCCGCTTTTGGTTCCTAAAATACTGCCGACAACACTACCGATAGCGTCTGTTGCTTTACTCATTTATCGTCTCCTTTTCTGGTTGGAGTGTCCGAGATTAACTTTCGGCGGCGCATTCCGTGCCCGGTAGCCGCCGCGAACATTCGCCTGCCTTTCACCATCAAACCAACTCATAACCACGGCGTCGCCCCGGTCAGGAGAACGTCCAAGGCGCTTAACGAGATTTTCTTTCGACTCAAGATGAATGACGCCGCCGCCATTCCCGCCACGCTTAACCTCATAGGTTGGTGCGGTAAGGTCAGAGAGTAATGTTGGATCGTTTGGGAGGCAGATTGTTGAGCCGCCTGGGCGGTCAGGATTCAATGCCTCACGTAGTTTCCAGTAAGCCTCGGTTCGAATATTTCTGAACTTCAGCAGGCCATCATGTGTACGTCTGACGGAATCCTTGATCCCCATGTACGAAACAGCATCAACGCCGTTTTCACGCAAGTGGGCATAGGCGTCACCACCCCAGCCGCCGCCAATATCAACAATGCATTTGGCGCCATCACGGCGCTTGGAGATAACCAGACCAGCAACATCAGTTCCTCCGGGAGTCTCTTTCCCCGGAACTGTGAGCAATTCAGCAAACCAGCCGTCATGGCGGGGAGATATCACCGTGTTGTCAGAACCACCCTGCGCAACGTCCACGCCAATGGCACACATTGGAACGCCCGCGGGAGGTTGCGCCGTCCAGCGAGACATTGCCGCCTGCACCCAGGCTGTGGGGATGCATTGGTTGGGTTCATCCTGAAGCGATGCCCGGAACTGCCCATCGCGGTATGCATCCCGTAATTCTTTTGGAAGGTTGTTAAGGATACGGGCATATTCGCCATCAGCAGCCAGATCGGGATTGTCGCTTAACTTTGCCGGGATGAATGTTCTCGACTTAGCCTCAACCATGAAACCACCGATCAAGTGCGGCCCCCGGCCTTCAACCTCCATTTCTTCGCCGACTTCATTTCGAAGATACCAGCGAAGTTCGCCGGGTTTCGCGGGGTTAGGATGCGATGGATCAAGCCATGCCCCCCACCGCCGAATAACCCATAGCCCTGTAGCGCTGGTCGGTGGGTTACCAGTAGCCACAACGCGGCATTTTTGCCCCGGAGTTGTGGAACGGTTCCAGATCGTGATGAATTCGTACTGAGTTTCGAGGAAATCAGTCACCTCATCGAAACAAATTAAATCGTGAGGGTCACCTTTATAGCGCTGCTTGTCCTCTTCTTGCTCACAGCCGCCGTACTGGATTAGCTGTTTGCCATTCCTCCAGACCAGATCCGAACCATTCCACCCATCACGACCGCCGTCGAACAACTTACCGATAAGTTCAGACTCGGCCAGTTTCTTGGCATCTTCGCGGATACGTCGCAAGATGAGTGATCGCTCGTGGCTTGTGACAGCCAGGCCGTTTATCAGCGCAGATTTACCACCGCCCGCCTGTCCGCCGTAAAACAGTTCATCGGCATCACAGTAATAAGCGTCAGTCTGAGGGCCAGGATTCGGCACCCAGAGCATATCTTTTGTCGCGGCCATTACATCATGCTCGACAGCCTTCAATTCTTCAGGGGAAAGAGACTTCAGGCGTTCGAGAACTTCATCAAAAGAAATCCCGCTCATATCATTTCATCGCTTTAGTCAGGGCAAACGCCAGGCGACGCGCAAGCACGTTGAGATCGACAACCTCCCCCTCTTTTTTCTCAGGAGGTTCAAGTTGTTTGCGGATTTTGTCTACTTCCAGTTGGCGGCGCTCAATCTCCACCTGCTGGATGCGCTGCGCATTCTCCGCATCAGCCAGGCCCAGACGCTTAGCGACAGCTTCAAACATCCGTTCACGGCTGATTGAGGTTATTTCGATACCGGCCTTGCCGACCTTCACGCCCGAATAAGCCAGTGCGGCCGCATCATCTAATTTTGTCGAGTCTTGCAGCACTACGCGGCTCACTCCTTCGCCATTACAGCGCGGGCAATCTGGATTAGGATCGAGTGTATGGTTATAGCCATAACCGCCAACATCAACAGGCTCGCGACGTTTGCGCTCAAGCGCTTCGAGTCGCTTCTCTTCATACTCCACGGCATCACGCCATTGATACTGGTGACCGAAGCCCCAGCAGTGACGGCAACAACCGCGGCGATGTTGCGATATCTGGTTGGCGTCGAACGTTGCCAGCCGCCACATCTGCTCAAGTACTTCATCCGCACTGCCAAGCGTGCGCACAATGGATGCTTTCTGCTGCTGCGCAATGGCCTGCGCAACGTTAGGATTCGTTAGGAGTTGGCGACCGTAATTTGGGTCACTATAGCCTGCTCGCTCAGCGGCTGCAGTGGCGTTATTGTCCTTCAGGTATTCAGCAATGAAGCGCTTTACCTTTGGACTCCGTTTGCTATCCACCAGCTCTTCTGCGCATTTTTCCTTTTGCGCAGTGCGCAGTTTCTTCTGCGCAGGTTTTTGCGCAGTGGGTTTCTTGATGTATCGGCGGGCTGTAGCGTAATTCAGTCCCTGCGCTTCACACCAATCCTTCGGTGATACGCCGGTTACGGCATGATCGGACAGGAACCGTTGCTGAAGCTCGCCCCAGTCCGGTTTTGCCATGGGTTAATCCTGTTTGATATGCGGCAGAAATGCACTAAACATTCTGTCCAGGAGGTAGCAGTAGGTTTCGTTCGCCGCCGATGTGTCGATAGCTACCCCAACATCACGGCAGCAGTAGAAAGTTGCGTGTGCGCACTCATGGACAAGCGTTGCTGCCTCGCCGTTGAATACGCCGATTAGGTAGATGTTCTCGTTATTGTCTACGTTCTGGTAATGCTGACAGCAGCCAATAAACATATCATTACCGCCAGTTTCAACGCCAAGGTGGACGCAGGCGGCATCCCACTCCTCTTTGCTTCGGCAAAGATATACATTTGCAGAGTGAAACAACGGCACAAAAAACCGTGGCAACTTAGGCCATTTTGTTTTCGCCATGATTGGCTCCAGTCGTTGGGATAAAGCCATTATCGAAGCCACTCTGCTGAATGGCTCCTGTAATGCCTACTGTTGGGCCCGGTGTTCGTAACGGGAAATGGTCTTGCCGTTTGCGTTCATCACGTAGGCCACTTCTCCCTGCTTCAGGAATACGTTCTGGTCCATTCCCGATACGGCAATACTCTGCTGGTTGGGGTTGAAACCAACGCTCAGTCCACAATGAATTTCTTCGCCGCCACCAGGCGACATCACTTTTACTGTTAACATGCTTCTTCTCCTACTTCTGGCAATAAAAAAGGCCGCCATTGGCGACCTGGGTTCAAATTATGTGTTTCAGGGCATATGACACGAGTAACCGCAGTAATAGCCACCGTTGGATTGCGGGTTGACTTTCTGCATATTCTCTGCAACCTACATTTAAGTATAGATCGAACCAGCAGTCCCGATTATCGCAGCAAGCAGAAAGAAGGTGACGGCAGTTCTACGCATTTGCACGCCATAAAATGACAGAGCCAACCCGACGAAAGCAACAATTAAAACTGTCCACATATCCAGTAAGAGGAAGAGATATCCCTCGAAAGCACTGTCAATCAGTACGTCCACATCGCGCATTCCTTTTAATAGATAAACTCCGCTGAAATACTATCACGATAGCGTTAGCAGACTATCTGCTAATCATCAAGCATCGACTGACTTATTTTCGGTGGATTTCTTTTCGCAAGTTGTGTTAGCAATCAGCGTCAGGGCGAGCCACCGCGCGGCATGCCCACATACAGGCTTCCTGCATTTTGGTGCGAGCGATTGCCAGACAGCGCAAAGCTTCATCAATCTCCCGAGCCTGCTCAGCACTTAACATTGCCGGGCCATTACGGACAGCCAACAATTCACCTCGCTCGGTATCAAGCAAACTACAGAAGTGGCGGCTGACGCCTTTAAGGCGGTTCATTCGCTCAATGTCGCCAGCGGTTAATGTGCGGTAGCCTTTTACAGTGCTGCCGTCCTGCGGTTTTGCTTCACTCATTGGTTTTTCTCTTTTGGTTGGATATGGAAATTTACCCGCTATTGCGAGGCATCACGATTAAAGGCTGCTACAGGGTGGCGGACAACATTTCTCCTCTATACTGTTAAATCGCCTAACTCAACAGAACAGGGAGAAAATATGATCGATCATTACTACGTAACTCACGCTCAAATCCTGGCGCTGAGAAACGTTGTTGCTTTTATCGTGCAAACGATGCCCGAAGAACAAAAAGAAAATGTCCTTCAGGTTTTGAGAAAATTTGCTGAAATAGAATTAATGGATGGTATCGACGCGCCGCCTACGAGTGATATCACCCCGAAAACAGTTGAGAAGTTAAATAAAGCCTACAAGGCTATCTTCAATGACATTATCGATCTTTCAACTCCTGGCAGGGAATCTGCTTCAGCACGCTACCTGCAATAGTTCTCGACCTTATCTCCATGATGGCCAGAACCTTCTTGTCTGGCCCTTTCTCAAGTTTGCTCAGCCGAAATTCAATATTCTTTGTCTTGGTCATCGTGTAACCCTGTCTGTTGATTGCGGGCAGTTGGCCTGCACGGATTTGTTGTGCGCCAGAATGTCGCGCTTCGTCTGTTTATCCATCACGTCTATATCGTGGTCAGTCAGGTAGATGATCCGCACCCAGCTGCACGCGGTATCAACCACCACCGGGGCGGGTAAATCTTTCGCGCAGCTCGCGATCAACATCGTCATCGCCCATACGCTTAACGTCTTCCTGTACATCGCTGGCCCCTTTCGTTGCATCAGCCCGGCGTTCTGCCGCGGCGACGGTAGCAGCGGCGTTTTCTTCAGTGCGCTGCTGCTCGGCTTTGGCTTCCGCCTTGCTGGTCCCGCGCGCATGGCCTAACCCAAACGCGCCAGCGATTAAGCCAAGCAGAACGACTACCAGCCCGCTGATAAATTCAAGGCTCATTGCGCCTCCTGCTGCTCATCGGCTTTATCTTTCAGCTTTGGCTGTCTGACGTACTGAGAAAGAATGGCGAGCACCACCAGAGCAGGACTAATCATCTCCACAACATTGGGCGGCAGAATATTTTTAATGTCCGTCGGCAGCATCGCCCAGGCATGGAGCGCGGCATCCGGGAATGACTGCGCCCATACGCCAACCAGCGCGCCGGCAGCGCCCAGGCGGACAGACCATGTTTTAAGCAGCAACCGGGCATGACCAACAAACTCCAGCTGGGTATATTTGCGCAGTAGCAACAGAACGAGCACGGCCACCAGCGCCAGCAGGGAAAAAATAATCATCGTCATAGGCTCACCCGCTCTTTAACCCAGCCGTATAGAAACGCTTCGTTAGCTGGCCTCGCTTCGGCCAACTCAAGATAGCGAGCGCCCTGGCTACAATTCAGCCCCTTCAGCAGCGTGGTTTCGCCATCTTTGCCGCGAACGGCCAGATAGCTTTTCAGCGCTGCAATAGTGATGTTGCCTATCGCGCCGTCCGGCTTCAGGTCCGGATATAGATTGCCCTGCATATTCAGCGCCGATAACCAACGCTGCAGGAATGTACTGGCGACACGCGGCCCCATGTTCACGCCGGTATCACACAATTCCTGTGCAATTACTGGCGACAACTCGGCAATGCGGTCGAACTTCGGTTCAGTCCAGTATTGCGACAGATAAATTGCTTTGGCTGTATCCCGTGGTAACGCCTTCATATCGCCGCTATAGCCATATGCGCGGGCGGTAGTCTGCGTGATACCCCAGCGCGTTGGGCCGCCTTTATCATTCGGGTTATTTACGTAACCCCCTTCTTTACCGAGGATGCCCTCGATAATCTGATCTGCTGTCATGGCGCCTTAACTCCGGTAATGCGCTCCCAGAAATAGGTCAAAGCAACAGAACCCATTGCCCCGCTAATCCCGGAAGTGGCCAGTATCATGTAAATGCTCAGTCCGCTTTCAATGCTCACCAGGCCAGCAATAACGCCGGTAAACCCTGAAACCACCATTTGGGCAAGAGCATTGATCAAGCTCCATGTTGCCTTGCTCTGCTTCACATCTATCAGGTAGCGGACAAGTCCACCCCAGCAAGCAATGATCAGCAGAACCAGCCAGGACATCCCGGCAATGCTCTCTTTGTCTTGCATACGTTTAGCCATAGTTACCGCCTCCGATGAAAGATCGGGAAGCTGTGTGTTTGAAAGGGGTCAGGCCCGTCAGGCTGGATTTAACAACGAAGCGTGTCGATGATGATTCCTGCGGGACCTGATAATAAAAAAGCCATGCAAATGCATGGCCTTGTGATTTGAATCCGTTATTTACAAAATGTATTCGAGACAGTATCTTTCGACTTCCGGACAAAAAAACATATACCGGGACAAAATCTAAATGTAACTGCCTTGCCTGCATGAAACCATGCGGGCTTTTTTTTTGCCCAAAGAAAAAGCCCACCGAAGTGGGCCTTACAGCTATCATCATTTTTTATTAGGTGTGGTGCCGGGTGCCTCCCGGTAAGTCGCCGCCAGTCCACAGACGACTCGCAATGCGCAAAAAAACATATCAGACTGGCAATGCCCCTCCGCATAGGGGGATTCACCACACCAAAAATTTAACATCTGATGAAACTCGTTTCAATGCTCTACGACGATGTGACAGGGGTACTGATGCAATGCATCTCGCGAATACCCCTGTCGTATCGCCGGAAAGCAAAAAACCCGCACTGCGGGGTTTTCGTTATATTCAAATTGTCGCTTTTTGTCGCTGCCGAGTGGCGCAGCTCTGCCAAGCATGAACGTATTATCTAATTTTTAGACCTGAAATCAACTACCAATAACAAAATAAGCACTAATTGCTAAAAACTTATTCAGATTCAGCTTTCAGGCTTTGCCTTGCAGACAGGAAAGTTTTCGCCTGAAATACCTGTAAGCACCAGTTAACCCGATCCTTTGCCATCTTGAACGTAAGCCATGGAGCTGCTCGTTCCAGCTCGCGGGCAATATCCGCGACTTTTTTACGAGTGGTGTAAAAGCTCACCCCTACGATATAAACCGGATCCGTTGTGTCGAATGCCTTTAACACACATTCCTCAACGAAATCCGCATCATCATCTCTTATAGCGGTATCTATTATGCTGGTAGTGGGTTTCGGCCATAAAATTGCGTGTGCTCTATTTAACGCATGCTGACCGCGATAACCCTCCTCCCTCGCCTGCTTAATTGCCGCAGTAAAGCGCTCAAGAGATTTATCAGACCAGCGATCTCCTCTAACAACTCGCCAGCATTCATGGCTTCTTGGCAATCGTGGCGCGGCTTCACCGCGCATGGTATCGCCCCATACGGTAAGCAATGATTTAATCCAGCCTGACTGGATGCCGGTCAAGAGTTTTGCTCGCCCCAGATAGCGCTTATGCGTAGCCAGGGCAACCTCATTAAGGGCCTTATTATGTCTACGGCGTTGCATTGGAGTCATACTGTCTCTCCCCGGATCTGACAGGTGCGTATAAAGTTTTTGAGGATGCGGTAGTCAACTAATACAGTGCCGCGATGACGGCAAAGGCGAAGCTTTTTCCAGCGGTAGCGGATGCGTTCAACTAAGAGCTGATTCATGCCACCTCCCGCTGACCGTAAATACACATTTCAGGAAGATTTGCCCGCACAAGCGCTTCTGCAAACGGCGGTGGGACGGCGTTGCCGCACCTAGCGACTTGTTTGTCTTTGGCGTATTTCACGCCGCGGTAATCCTGGTCAATGATGTACCACTCCGGAAAGCCCTGTGCCAGGTAGAGCTCGTGCGGCTGCAGCATGCGCATGCCGATATCAACGATGCGGTAAGTCACCCCGCCGATTTCCACCAGTCCAGTGCTATCGGCTCCGCAATACTCTTTCAGGAACGCTAACACCTGTTGCGCGCGCTGCTCGTCGTAATGATCAACAGCGAGAGTGGTCTCAACTTCCCCGACGTGCTGGCCGCCAGCGGTGATAGTCGGCATCGGCACATCAGTCCGTTGTCCGTCGCGGCAGGTTCCGCGCAGCTTAACCAGATGAGAAGCGACTAATGCATGGTGATCGACAGTCGTTACTGAATGCGCTGGCTCATCCAGCCCCACGCCAGCGCCCTGATAATTCCCTCCGTAGTGTTTTGCCAGGAACGCACCAACTACAGCATGTTTCCCGCCACCAGCCACAACGGTGCCCAGCGGCTTATCCAGTCCTGGCACGCGAGGTGCCTGTCCTGGCCGTTCCCCGTATCCCATTTGAATGAGCGTCGGCACAACCAGCTGCGATTTACCTCCGCCGCCCGCGGTGATTGTTGCGCTGGGCTCATCCGCCCGGTGTCCGATGCTGGCGCCGAACTGCCGGGCGATAACCGGAGCGACGACACAGGCGCGCGATTCTTTCAGGATGGTGTGAGCGGGTTTATCGAGCGGGCGTGGTTTAGCCTGGTACTCGCTGCCGCCATTGCCAGCCAGGAACGGCGCCAGCTCTGCTTCAACAATACCCAGAGCGTGACCATTCCCGCCCGGGCGTTTTGCGGTACCGGCCGTCACCGTCGGCAACGGATCGGTGACTTCCTGCCCGGTAGCTCCAGTTCGGAATTTTGTCAGATGAGGTACCGCAATTGCGTAGCCGTGGGTTTTCGTAATCGTCTGTAGCGGATCGTCCAGCGCCTGTCCCCGGAAACAGTCGTATTTGCCGCGTGTCGTTGTGTGATTGCACTTCACGATGAACGGCGAAGCACTTTCGATAACAAAGCGCTGAATGCCGCGGGCAATCCGTTTTAGCGTATTCTCTGCCAGTGACTTTTTGCGACCGAAGATGCTCGGCGCTGGGATTGACCAGTCTATGCATTCCGCAGCTGTACGCCACGGCTCAAGCTGGCCCGCCAGCACGGCGGCAGACTTCGGATCCCCGTGCGTGGCTTCCGGCCAGACTATCGGTTTCCCGTCCCGGCGCATCACCATGAAGAACCGCTTACGGATGGTCGGCGCGCCATAATCGCAGGCGCGCAGCTCGCGAAAATCGACGACATAACCCAGCCCGGCAATTAAGCACTTGGCCTGCTCGCTATCCGGTGAAAACTCCAGAAACTCGCAACACTCCACCAGTGCAGGATGATCTGCTGAAATACCGGTGGTAAGCATCCCGACAAATGCATTGAAAGTTTCACCGATGCGTGCCGGATCCGGTCGCATTTCTGCCGCGAGTAACGGACCCCACGTTTTAAACTCTTCGACGTTTTCCAGCATCATGACTCGCGGGCCAACATCCAGCGCCCAACGAATGACGATCCATGCCAGCCCTCGAATAGCTTTCTCTACTGGTTTAGCACCTTTCGCTTTAGAAAAGTGACGACAGTCAGGCGAGAACCATGCCAGGCCGACAGGCTTGCTACTGGTAGCGGCTAATGGGGATACATCAAACACACTTTCGCAATAGTGAAGCGTGTCGGGATGGTTAGTGCGATGCATGGCAACGGCGTTTTCATCGTGGTTAATAGCGATATCAACACTGCGCCCTATTGCCAGTTCAATACCAGTCGATGCGCCACCGCCGCCAGCAAAATTATCAACAATTAATTCACGCATGACTAACCCCCTGCATGCTTTCCACTAATCCACCAGCAACAGCGATAATTTCGCTTGTTTGCATACGCTCCAGACACAGCTGGTTAATGTGGGCCTTCAGCTTGTTCTGCTGGAAGAACTCCAGATCCTCAGCACCTTCAACATGTCGAAATATCAGCTCTACCTCCAGTGGCCAGATACTTGATTCCGTCTCTGGTAGTTCAGTAGATGCGGTCGGTTGCTCAGCTTTCGCTGGTTGCGCCATTGCTTGCCCTGGACATTTGCCAATAGCAAATTGCGCTAGCGCCATAAATGCCTGGCCTTTAGCTTCCAGTTCGGTGCGGTTGATGTAGCTGAATTTTTCGCCTCGCCAAGTCTTATCAAATACAGCTATGGCACCAGCAAAAAACGCGCTGGTCGGCCTTTGTTTGTCGTTGGCGGGTTTAAACCAGACGGGCAGATCGAAACCAATTCGCCCACGGATAAAGCAGACATGATCCGCATCTTCTGGCCACCAGGTTTCGCTCGTTGCGGATTTCACCAGGAAAACATAGCGCCCGCCCTTTTCTCGTTGCGATGCTGCGTAGTTCATGATGTGAGTCATGCCGGTGATAGCTTGCTTTTCGTGGTATTGAGAACGGCTGTAAGGGGGATTGCCAAATGCAACACCACCGATTGAGGAAAGCATTTCCGACCAGTCCTGTGTCAGCGCGTTATCTTCTGCGGTGTACCAGACAGGACATTTTGCATTGCTGTCATCAGCGAACAGGTCCAGCATCAACGGGCCGAACATCGCGTTGATACCCCAGAAAAGCGGATCCGGCGTTCGCCACTGGTCGCCAACCTCTTTTAAGTAATGGGATGGTGCGTTGCGTAGGGCTGTGAGAGATTCGCAGTAAGGATTAGTCATGCGACCTCCAGCGCTTTTTTCAGTGCGCGTAAGTCGGCGTAAGCCTGCAGGCGGATGGTTTCCAGCTCTTCGATGGTCCAGCGGTGAATCCGGTTGTCGTTATCAAGCCCCTGAACTGCGGCTTCACCGATTTTTTCCACCAGCCCGACCCGGTAGGCTTTGATATTCCCGGACTTGCCGACGTTGCAGTCATCACACTGCAGGTTGATATTGATGCGGGTAAACCGCAGGTGGGAGGCTTTAGCAACGGTTCTGTAGTGGCCGGCATGCCATACTTTGGCTTGGTGGGTTCCGCAGGAAATGCACCCCTCCCCATTAGCAAGGGCCATTTCACGGCAAAGGGTATTAACCACGCGCTCGGTGACTTCCAGCCAGTGGCTGAGAGGTTTTTCAGCCGTCGTTGGTTGAGGGCGGATATGGTGAACGGGTTTATTTTTTAACCTGTTTTGTGCCTTAACCTTTTGTTTCTCGCGCTGATGCGCAAGGTACTGGCTCTTATGCTCTTCGCAGCACCAGTAAACATTAGAATAGATAAGGTTAAACCAGGCACCGCAGCCGGGTGCTCTGCATCTGCGACGAGGGTCTCTCATATCGCACCGCCAGGGTGCGAAAGACAAACGGAAACACCAGCATAGGTGATAGCCGGTGTCAGGAGGTACAGCTTTTGAGAGTGGTTCTTCTGCGCCATCGGTTTTTCTCCGTGGCACAGCGACTGGCAAGAAGGGTTGTTCAGACCCGTAATTAATATAGCTAATTTTAGTCCTGACTTACAGGGGGAAGACCGGCTTTTTTACGGGCCTCATCAAGGGATTTTAGCGAGGTGACAAACTCATCTTTGCGCAGCGGGAAGCCCCTCTCCACAACCCCATTTTTCACATAAACAAGGACAGGCCCGGTATGCTCTTTGAATCCTGGAAATAAATCATCCGGTATTTCCATAAATACCTCATTGGAAACACTCCACCAGCAACGAACACGGCCAACGAGTTAATACGCTAAAAAATAACCGCGCTAAGATGGCGTATAAAGTTAACAATGGCGGCATAACTGCCACTCTCTTACAGCTCAATAAAACCAGTCATCGGCACTTTCCCACGTTTCCTGCAGGATTTGCTCTATGCGCTTTTTATCGCCATCAACGCCGCCCAGAACGGTCAGCCCGTCAGTGCTTGAGCGTCTTATATTTAGTTTGCAGCCTTCATAGTTTTGATGAAGACGGCGCAGCAATTCAACTTCAAGGGCGGGAATGGCCCCTTCTGGCAGTTTTTAGTCTTGTCGATGGTTACTTCGATTCTCATAGTATCACCCACCTAAGAACTGTATAAATACACAGTACACCTAACTTACTGAATGAGCAATATCTTAAGAGCACAAAACGTTAATTTTTATCAGTCATGGGAAAACAAAACCCACCGTAGCGGGTTGAATCTATGGGGTTTTTTAGTCATGTTCTCTAAAGAGAGACAGAGTCTTAGGTCACAGTAAACAAAAATCGCCCAACTCATGAGTGGTAAAACAAGTCATATTGACGAGACCTTATATGATTACGTAATGGCCAAATTTAATCGAGCAGTGACATCAAAACTGTTCGATTAAAGTAGTCGGGCAAGCGTGCGACACTCTTCGAATGTTATCCTTAGACAAGCTCAAGGTAAAAAATGTCTAACATAAACAATTAAATTAAATCCGATTTGATTAAAAAAATCGTTATAACTAACTTAAACCTCACTACCTTTAAGAAAATCATTATGAAAAAGCATGAACTCGTAATCACCGCCTTTATTTTTAACCAGTTCAATTTCAAAATCTGGCCATGGGTACTTATAGCGCAAAAACAAACACTTTGACTCAATATCGATTAGTTTTTTAAGGCCAAAAGAAAAACATCCAACAATATTATCATCCTTAAACTCTCTGGCTATAACCAATGTACTTAAATTCTTATTCTTAGAGCACAAGTTTAGATATGCGCGGTTGAAAACCACCTCATTTCCTCGTGAATCATTTGCCATGATAAATCCTCAGTCATCCCTAAGTAAAAGACTTAAAAATCAAGTAACAGAAGGCTCCGGTACTTGATGGTTCCATTTTACAGGAGACAATAGCAGCTTTAATGGAGTAAAGATTCAACTATTTTCAAATTGAGAAGTTTCCAAATCATTTAAACTAAAGCACATATTAATAAGCGCACCACATGAATTTAATTCAACAATTTCAGATACAGTTGCAATCTCAGCTTTTTAATACATCATGCGGCTGCGTCCCTTTTCTGACATAACTCAGGAAAATTGCCCATCACCAGTACCTCAACGAACGGTGGCGGCACAAAGTTGCCGAAGCGTGCTAACAGAAAGAAAAAAACCGCAACAGCGGGTTTATACAACGACCACCAGCAGCAGACCTTCCAGCTCAATGACACGCTTGCAGGTGTCTTCCAGTAAAGAGTCCATCATTTCACCTCCTGTGGAGCGACTGCGAGCATTGCGGTGCGGCGTTCCTGTAACTCACACAATGCTCTTACTATCTGGCTGCATTCAATAACCTCAGCCTCTGAAGCGGATTCAGCCATAACCTCGAAGTGTGATTTCATCGCCAAGTATAGTGATTCTAACTCTTCATGCGTTAAGCGTTCATCAATACTTCTCCACTTAATGCCTGCATCTGTCATGGCTTTCTCGTAAATAATCGCAGTTTGGGCGGCAGTATAATGCTTCCAGATAGTAGGGGTTACGACCATGCGTGCTGCCGGTTCGCGCAGCCAAACGGCATGTCATTAAAGCGCCACAAGGCTGCGCCGTTGCGTAGGCCGTTCTGGGTAACCTTGCCTGCTCCATGCAACTGGCGAAGCTGACCATTCACCGAGGACATACCGCGCCCCAGCGCAGCGGCGATTTCCCTAGTGGTCAAATCAGGATTGGCCTTGATAAATTCGATCATCGTGATTTCACCGCTGTATTGTGTTTTCTTGGATTTGGTTGTTTTCATTAAAAAAACTCCTTAGCCCCTGAAACCCTTCGGAATATCTGCCTGAACTTTGCCGCTAAATCCGAGGTTTCCGCCGGTTGCGAGATTTACCGGGCACAACTTCAGCACCAACTCAGGCCATTTACGATGTAGCGTCGGCATGTCCTGAACCTTTCCGCACCACCACTGGTCGCGCTGAATACGCTCAATCATGGTGCGGATTTGGTCGTGGCTGCAGCCGTGCTCCTGGCGCAGTTGACGAACTGCCTGTGCCCAGCGAACAAAATTTGGTTCCTTCGGCTTTGCCAGGCAGCCGTCAAATTCTGCGGCGCGTTCGTACATCTCGATGATGGTCGACCAGAACCACATCGCGAGATCGAAGTCGTTATCGGTAGCCAGGTTACTGTCTTCGGTAGCGTCAGGAATGTTTGCTTCCGGGATGACCGGTTCACGTCCTGACTCTGCAAAGTTATCCACAGGAAGAATCTCTCCCGCGTGGTTTTTATGATCTGTATGTAGTGATCTGTTTTTAAGATCTGTATAGAGATAGGATTCGGCTTGAGAGCCGTTTCCAGGATTCGGCTCTTGGGCCGTTTCCATTCGGCTCTTGGGACGAATGCATTCGGCTTGAGAGCCGTTTCCATCACTTTCAATCACTTGCTTCGATTCGGCTCTTAAGCCGTTTCCATTCGGCTCTTGGGCCGTATCCATATTTTTCAATGGGTTATTTGAATTTCCCCCTTGCGGGAATATTTTGGCGATTAGCGCCTCCTGATCGACCCGATAATGCTTCTTCGGAGTGCCGCTTACCTGCCGTAACTCTTCCTCAATAACCCCCGCCAGGTACTGCTCTGTAATCTTGAACATTGCTTTTCTGACCACGTCGCCATCTTTGGCGCGAATCTCTTTGGCAAGCGCTGCGTGCTCTTTGTAAAACCAGCCATTTTCCAGACTCGACTTGCCAGACCAGAACACCAGCTGATTGAGAATGGCCGCCAGCAAATACTGTTGCCTGTCTCCTGCAAAGAAATCCAGATACGGTCCGGGGATCGTTATGCAGTTCCCCTGCCCCGACATGGCCTGAACAATTTCAAACACCTGATTGTTCATTCCGAAACCTCATTGTGTAGCCGTAAAAACTCTCTCAACCCCACCCAGCCAACAGCCCCGCAGGCTTTGCTGTAGGAAACATCTTTCTCTGTCGCTGTGAGTACCGTCACCATGTGGCCTTTGTGTCTGTGCTGGAAGCGAGAACCGGCCTTAGGAATGCCAGTGCCTGCACAATCTCCTTCAGACGGCTCATACGCCGGATACGCTCGTTTCAGGCGAGCAATCAATTCAGCAGCAGACTGGTTACGCATGGTTGAACCTCGCTTAGTGAATCAGCGTGTTACCGGAGGGGCCGCCATCAGCAATCCGGTCAGAGATAGCAATCATTGCGCCGAACAGCGCTTCCATTTCGTCGTCGACACGCTGTTTGCGGTGAAGCAGTTCCCGGAAAGTTGCGGAGTAATAACTACGCACCCGCGCCAGCAGTAACGGCGGCATAGCCCGTTCAATTGCCGGGAGAAGCTGCGCGATTTTTTCGATTGATGCAGGTGAATCACTTTCAACCCAGCGGTAAATCTTCTGGATATTGCGGCTCAGTGCGTCAGGGTGGCTTTCGTCATACAACTCTGGCTTAGTCATGCCCATGGAGAAATACGCGTCGACAATAGCCGATACAGGCGTTTTACGGCCACCAGGATAAAGCGCCCAGGCATTCATGGCCTCGCGAATGCGTTCATGCCTGATTTTCATGATTCACCTCACCAGAACGTTTTGCTTTAGCATGTTGATCGTAAACTTCAGGGTCGTATTGCAGGACTCCCTCAGAAGCTAGTTGCAGTCTCATCGCATTTTTTTCAGGAACGAGTTCACCCCAAACGGAAACTGACGCGGGGGCTACGCCCGCAGCTTTGGCTAATTTCGACTTGCTGCCGAAGTAATTGATTGCATCTTGTTTAAACACAGGCTCATCTCCTTAGGTTTTCCTAAGGATATTTGATCGTAGAGAAACTTAAGTCAAGAAAATTTAGAATTCTCTAATGATGGAAAATAAAACCTTTGGCTCGCGCCTTCTTGAAAGGCGAAAACAGTTAAAACTCTCTCAGTCCGCTCTTGCTAAGCTGGTCAAGGTTTCGCACGTCACAATCTCCCAGTGGGAAAGGGATGAAACCCAGCCAGCTGGTAAGAGGCTGTTTGCTTTGAGCAGTGGTCTGCAATGCAATCCAACGTGGTTACTTTATGGTGATGATGACCAGATTCCAGGTGAGCCTATTCCGCACCAGGAAAAAGAGTTATCGGAGGAACAGCAAGAACTGCTCGGGCTTTTTGATGCCCTTCCTGATTCTGATCGAGAAGGATTTCTCAATGAGTTGCGAGCACGCGTAGAGATGAACAACCAACGATTCGAAGAATTACTAAAAGTCAGAAAGCGCGCCTCGAAAAAGTAACCTCATTCCAAATTTTAAGTAATCCATTTTAATCAATGGGTTACTTTCTCACACCCTCAAATTTAAGTTTTTCTACAAAATAAATCTTGATTGAAAACTTAAGTTATTCTAAGTTTATCCCATCCAAACCAATCACTGCACAGTGACTGGCAAGAAAAAAACGTTCGGTTGGCCGCCTGAAGGCTAAAAATCAACAGGCTTTGCAATGCAGTGAATGCGGCTATGCGCACGCGGCACAGTTAAGCGGTAACACTCGTTTCTGAAAAGAGTGGGGTGGAAAAGAAGCTGTCGGTACCAGTTGTTAACTGGCTGGTATCACCGGGAGGCACCCGGCACTGCATTGCAAGGCCTGTTAGGTACTCAACACGCATGAGGGAAAGGAGATGATTCGAGACGAAGACAAGCCAGCATGGCGCCGGTTCTGGTTGAAGGTTGTTCCGTTTTTGGCTGTGGTCGCATCGGTAAGCGTTCAGTTCTGGGGTGGAGTATGAGCAGAAATGGCATTCGTTCACTGGTAATTGTTCTGGCTATCTGCCTTGTTGCCTGGTCAGCGACCATTATAAAAATTCTGCATGTTACGGGGTTATTTAATGGCTAGTTTACCAAAACACAATCCTGCGGTTAAGGCAGCACAAGGCAAGCTTGCAATTGCTTTTTTTAATAGCGATGGCGAAATGTGGGCTCAGGCCATGGCGTCATTGAAGGATATTCATGAAGCAGCAAAGCACGAAGAATACCATATGTTTTGCGGCCGTACGGATGCTCTTTCAGGGCTTCAATTTCGTGATGTTGTTTTAAATTATGATCTGTACGGAGATTTAATTTCCGTCGATGCTGACTTGCTTACAGGGCAATATAAAGTAAATACCGAAGTTTCATTTTAATTATCCAAAAAAGGAATTAATGCCTTAAATGGCAGGTATCCACACACCTTAATACAGGAATAAATATGGAAACCGAAACACTCCACTGCTACAGCTGCGGCGGCTCCTTTGCACGCGAAGAGTTACAGTATCGCCCCATCGGAAAGGGTGCATACCGTAAGCAAGCCTATTACTGCCCTGTGTGCAATGAAAAGCAAAAGAAGAAAGAAACTCTCACAGCTGCAAAGTCATCATTCCGAAACTCATTACCAGCCAGACCAGCAACAGCCCAATTACGGCCTTCGTTCTGGAATAAATAAAATCAGTTTCAGTTAGCAATCCTGCAAAAGGAAATAACAAATATGAAAATAGAATTTATTGATAAAGGTGTAATAGCAACCGCGATTGTCACAAGTACGGTATTCGAATTCCGGCTACACAATCGCGCCGTTGATACTGCTTTATTCCTAGCTCCTTCCGTTCGTTCTAAGCACAGTGGATTCTTTATTTTAAAAACGGTTATCTCCGGGAAAACACCTCACGTACTGCGCGCATACAGCGCGCTTCGCGCGGAGGCTTGTCGATGAGCAAATCTCTAAACGCACGCTGCATCAGACGCTGGGAAGTGGAATTTAAACCTATCTGCGATTCTAAGGTTAATCCGTTCTGGCGCAAGAGCGACCTACATGGATATATCCGCGAAGCGGCGCTTACCACCGCTTACAGCATGGTCGAGAAAATGGCTGAACGTAACGCTAAGGTTGACTATGACGGTGAGCTGAACGGCTGGTCACCAGAATTTTCAGCCTGGTATCGTGAGCGCCATGAACAGTATCTGAAAGAGGCGCGTGACTACCTGGACGAAGAAGCTACCAACGACGAAATCGACGAGGAGATCGAAAACGAACTGGAAGCATGGAACGACTGAATTACACAAAAACACAACTGAACTGATTTCCAATAATCAACATTAAACCGGGGAACTGATTATAGTTTCCCGGCCATGAGGTTATTTATGGCCGATATTACTCAAGAAGATGAATGGGTGATGGAAAAGGGAATTGTAGCGAAGATGTATATGACTCCCCGGCAAATTAAATCTTACCGGGAGGGGAGATGGATCGAGGGTATTCATTATAAGAAGCACCCACCAGATCCAAAAGCTTCAGAAGGAAGGGTAACGCTTCTCTACAACTACACCAGGATCAATAGGCTTGTCGGGGAAACATAATGAATATGCCTGCTGGCGTAGAGCTGCATGGGAAAGGAATAAGAATTAGCTTTCTATATCGCGGCATACGTTGCCGCGAAGTTTTGCGGGGCTGGACTGTATCAAATAGCAATATAAAAAAAGCTGGCAATCTCCGTACTTTAATTATGAGTGAGATTCAGCAAGGTAAATTTGACTATGCAGAGCACTTTCCTGAATCAAAGGCGCTTAAAAAATTCACCACAACACAAAAAATTAAAACCTTCGGCGAATTGTGCAAAGTTTATCTTAATGCCAAAAAGCTTGAGGTCTCAGCTGCGTCATACAGAGGCGCAGAATCACGTATAGCAACACTTTGCGCTATTGTTGGAAGTAATACGCATATTGCGGATATTCAGCATACCGACCTGTTGAATTACAGGAACGCGCTATTAACTGGTAACACCTTTAGCGATCACGCGCCCTGGCTTAAAAGAAAAGGTCGCGCTGTATCCACGGTCAACGGCCTGATGAACAACCTGACTGCTTTGCTCAAGCTGGCGAATCTGAGCGGCTTTATTGACCATACCCCGCACGAAGGTATAAAGATGCTTAAACGCTCCAGGAGAGACCCGGATCCGCTTCTTCAGAGCGAGTACGAGGGATTTATAAAAGCGCTATCTCCTCGGTATGCCTTGCTCTGGACTACAGCTATCTTTACGGGTCTTCGGCATGGCGAGTTAACAGCTTTAGCCTGGGAGGATGTAGATCTTGATAAGGGTGAGCTTCACGTCAGGCGTAATCAGACAAATGAGGGCCTGTTTGTGCCACCCAAAACAGAAGCCGGGATCAGAACGGTAACCCTGCTTGAGCCTGCGCTGAACGCTTTACGTGAGCAATTCAAGCTAACTGGCGCATTAAGCAAAACCGAAATCACTTTCCATCACCGCGAACATGGGTTAACTGAACAACAAAAACTGCGGTTCGTGTTTATCCCGCCCAAAAACTGGCGCGGGGAAACGAAGTATTATGGCTCTCAATCTCTGGGGTATAGTTGGGAGGCTGGATTAAAGAAGGCGGGAATCAGGAGCAGACGCCCTTACCAGTCGCGCCACACTTTCGCATGCTGGCTTTTAACTGCCGGAGCTAATCCGTCTTTCATCGCCGGACAGATGGGCCACGAGAATGCAAAGATGGTTTACGAGATTTACTCGAAGTGGATCGGAGAGATGGACCGCAACCAGGTAGAAATGCTGAATAACAGTTTTTCTGACGTTGTGTCCCAAGGGTGCCCCAAACGTAAGGTAGTAGGTATAAAAAACGTTTAG